ACTCTCGCTTAGCCGCCCGATTCCAAGGAATTAGTATGGAGTTTCCTCTTTGTCTTCAGTGCCGTATTTTGGTTGTGACTCACCTTTACCAACACTCAGTGCAAAATTTTTAGCCATGCCATAAAGGTCTTCCTTTTCAACAGGTCCTTTTTTGGACACATCCCAACCAAACCATGTTCCTTTGTCGTTTGACATTTGAACAGTTTTTAAATTGTAAATGTGGCTGTATGTAGGCGGAGTAAACAATCCGTTTTTACCCTGCATTTTAATACCCATCATCATTGAGTTCCATTTTCTACTAACTTTAAGTTGCGTAGATTTCATAGAAAGCAAAGCTGTCTGTGGATTTTTTCCACACAACAGTACGAAATGGTTTGCAGTGTTTTCAAGATAGTTTCCATTTGGAAGTCTATCTTTGTAACCTTTGTCTCTGGTTGTTGTACTCACAATATCACTGTCAGCTTCGTGAATTGCAACAGGTGCACCACTGCTGGTACCTCTGTCTTGCCATTCAATATATTGTCTTTTGTAGTGACAAGGAATTACATCAATGTCATCAAACAATTCATTTGTAACAGTGTTTATTATTTTGCCGGGCTCTGCGCCTTCGACATATTTGCCATCCCGTTTATTGACTTCGGGAGATAGCTGTCCCAGAATTTTTAAGAAAGGTAACGCAAGATCTTCCTG